AGCACCAAAGATATCACAAGATTTAAAAGTTTTAAATCAAGAATTGAAAGTTGATGCTCTTAAGCATCTCCACAAATATTGGTTCATGCTGGTTGAATTTTATGCTGAGGACATGAAGCGTAAAGGCATGACCATGGGCGAAAGGATGATAGGTGCTGCATACGGTAAAGCAGCGAAGGATGGCAATCTCATGTATGTCGAGGCGATCCTAAACCGTATCATTGGCAAGCCCATAAATAGTGATCCTCAAGCAATGTCGGTCAGCGTAGGCTCCGGACCTACCATTACTTTTGAAGTTGGTAAAAAACCGGATGAGCAATCAAAAGATTAGAATCGAAGTACCTCATAAGTTTTCTGGCCTACTAGACGACTATAGGTACTATGTCTATTATGGCGGTCGTGGTAGCGCCAAGTCGTGGGCAGTGGCTCAATACCTATTATGCAAATCGCTCCAATCTCAAATTAAGATTCTTTGCACGAGGGAGTTTCAAAACTCCATTCTGGAATCAGTATATTCGCTTTTTAAAGGGTTAATTGTTAGGTATGGCATGGAGCAATACTTCTCAACTAAAACTGCTACAATCGAATGCATCAACGGCAGCGCCTTCATTTTTAAAGGTCTGGCACATAACATCGAATCAGTCAAATCAACTGAGGGTATCGATATTTGTTGGGTAGAGGAAGCAGATAAAGTTTCTCAGAATAGTTGGGATATTTTGATTCCTACCATACGAAAAAAAGACAGCAAAATAATAGCAACCTTCAATCCAACTTTCGACGATGATCCGGCCTATTCAATGTTCGTGCTCAATCAACCTCCAGAAGCTATCGTGCAAAAGGTTAACTATAACGATAATCCTCATTTCCCTGATGTTCTCCGTAAAGAAATGGAGCATATGAAAGCAACGGATTATGAGAAATACTTGCACGTCTGGGAAGGTGACCTAAGAACTATTTCTGATGCTCAGATATTCAAGGGCAAATATGTTGTTCAAGACTTCTCAAGCGAGGGAGTGGAAGGTTTCTATCATGGGATGGATTTCGGCTTTGCAAATGATCCATCCGTTGTTGTCAGGATGTTTATAAAAGACAGGGATCTTTATATAGACCGTGAAGCATATGGCTATCACATCGAATTTCCCGATTTGGCAAATTTAATACTGAAGGTTGTTCCAAGCAAATTTTATAAAATAAAGGCTGATTGTTCTAGGCCAGAGACAATATCATTTATTAAAAACATGGGATTCAATATTGAGGGAGCCAAAAAATATGCCGGCTCCGTTCTCGATGGAATCGAATTTATTAGATCATTTAATAAAGTAATAATACATCCCTCCTGTAAGCATTCAATCGAGGAATTTAAAAGGTATTCATTCAAGATCGACAAAAGAACAAATGAGATTTTACCAATACCAATTGACGATTTCAACCATGCCATAGATGCATGCCGCTATGGCCTTGATAACCTAATAAAACACAAGATAAGTATATATGATATTGGAGTAATCCAGTAATCTGTCCCGTAGATGTAAACCAATATTATTTATATCAGATTGAGGTGAAAAATGACAATGGAATTTGTTGAATGGAATGGTAAAAAATATTACAGGGATATGGACGCAAAAAACAGTTATAATCGTAAATACTTTTCAAGAAGAAAACAAATAAATGGAATAAGAAAAAATAGACTTTTGCATAGAGAAGTATGGATTTTTCATCACGGGGAAATTCCAAATAAAATGCATATTCATCATATTGATGGCAATCCTCAAAACAATTCTATTAAAAACTTGGATCTTCTTTCTCCCAAAGATCATGTCGCAAAACATCCATTCACACATGAACGATATTTAAAACAAATAGACCATTTAAATACTATTCGAAAACTTGCATCTGAATCACACAAAACACCGGAGGGTATTGCTAGGTTGACAAAGATGTCTAGGGAATTTAGGGATTCAGATAAAGGCAAGGGATTCCACAAGAAAATATCTGCTATGTCTTATAAAAACTTTGTTCCGATTACTAAGAATTGTAAGTTGTGTAACAAAGAATTTTTAACTAGTACGCACAACCATCGTGATTTATTTTGCAGTAGAGCTTGCACGTCTCAATTTAGAAGAAATTCAAAAATAGATAATGTTTTTAGAATATGCGAATATTGCAATAATACATTTGAAGTTAATAAACATTATAAAAAAACCCTTTGTTCAAAGAAATGTATTAAATCATTTAAACAAATGAATGCAATCAATAAATAATGATGTATTATAAATATTCATACCAAAAATTCGGAGCAAATCATGGGCAGACCTAAGAAAATAAAACCGCCAGTAGATCAAACGAGATTCAATAATTCACTGACCGATTTCGTCTCTGAGGCTCTCGGTACTGCCGTGTCACAGGCATCAACCGCACAGGCAAATAATAGGTATGCAGCCGTCACTCTCAACCGCGCATTGATATCAACCATGTATCAGGAGCACGGGATTATTCAGGTTCTAATAGATCAACCCGTTGACGATGCTTTCCGTGGTGGGATTCAAGTGGCGTGTCCTGAGATGTCTGCCGACGAGGTTAAGGAGCTTGAGGCATGGGTATTAGAAAAAGATATCTTGTTGACTTATGCACAGGCTCTTAAATGGGCAAGGCTCTTTGGAGGCGCTGGCATCATAATCAACGCAGGTCAGACTATGGATAAGCCTTTTAGCATCGGCTCAATCAAAGAGAAAACGCCTCTTGCATTCTATGCTGTCGATCGGTGGGAGCTGTCATATACTCCACAAGGCAACGCCATGATCGATGCTCTTGCTGTGGACAAACAAGATGTCCCTTTCAACTACTACGGCCACAGGCTTCACCGCGACAACGTGATAAAAATCATGGGCAAGATAGCGCCTAGTTTGATCCGTGGTCAATTCTCGGGATGGGGAGTATCGGAGATTGAAAAAATCCTCAGATCATGGAATCAATATGTCAAACATCAGTCGGTAGCCTTTGAAATTCTTGATGAAAGTAAGGTTGACGTGTTCAAGATCGAGGGTTTCAACGGCTCAGTTATGACACCACAAGGCGCAACATTGACGGCCCAAAGGATCGGTCTGGCAGCTAAGCTAAAGAACTACCAGAATGCTCTAGTGATCGATAAGAATGACGACTATGAAGCCAAAGTTATGTCGTTCAGTGGACTAGCTGAAATTCTCACTCAAATCCGGATAGGTCTGGCCGCCGACTTACGCATGCCAATGACAAAACTTTTTGGAATATCTGCAGCTGGTTTTTCGGCTGGGGAAGAAGATATCGAGAATTATAACGCTATGATAGAGAGTGAAATCAGGTCGAAGGTGAAATCAGGCTTAACCACAATGCTCGAAATCGGTTGTCAAAAACTTTTCAACTATGTTCCTGAAAAAATCAACTTCAATTTCCATCCATTGAAAGTAGTCTCATCGCAAGAGGATTCTCAGCTCAAAACAGACAATTTGACTAGGGTAATCACCGCATTTAATAACGGCATAATCACATCGGAAAAAGCAGTTGAATTGATAAACTTAGAGAAGGTATTCGATATCGATCTTGATGAGAATGAGGCTATGGATCTTGAGGAGCTGTCAGAGATTGGCGCGGATGATCTTGAGGAAGTGAAATCAGTAGGCAGGACGGGCCGAGCATAATGCCAAAAAAGAAGCTACAACCTGTCATTTATAAAGATTCGTGGCATGCAAAAGCAGCTAAGGAGCTTTATGAGACATTGAAAAAATCAATCTTCGAGCCACTGCTTAAGGCTCTTGAAGAGGCTAATACCAACGCCAAGGCGACCGCACTTGAGCGGGCCTTGCGTGATGGTACGATCCAATATGAACACGGTCGATTCCGTGGCAAAAGGTCGGCAGCTATATCCAAAGAGATAAAAGAGCTTGGCGGTAGATTTCGCGGAGGAGCTTGGATCTTGCCCGTACCTATGCTGACAACCTCGCTCAAAAAAGCAATCGATCTCAACAAAAAAGCGATGAAACAACTAGCTACCCAGATCAATCAAAAGTTTGATACAATGATGAGCGACACGACCACTTTAATACAGAATATCAGCAACTTGGATGAAATGAATTTAGTGGGTATCAGGAACGTCTCACAGGAGATTAAAAGCACGATACACAAAGAGCTTGCAGTACAACCTAAGCTTAATCCTGCCGCCATGGAGCGCTTCAAGGAAGGCTATTTGGTCACCGATCAACTCCCGATAAAGCTCGCTCTTGCCCAAAAAGGCGAAATCAGGATGAAAGGAGCCGTTATCGATTTTTCTCAGGAGATTGTCGAGGATCTTCGGCTTAAATTAAATGATGCAATCGGCAGTGGTAGGCCTCGGCAAGAGGTTCGGGATATCATCATGGGCAAGCTCCACATATCAAAAGAGCGGTGCAAATTCATTGCTAGGCAAGAAACTGCACTAATGACGACTACATTCAAGCAAGCTCAATATACCGAATTTGGAATGGACACATACGAATGGAGAACGGTTCAGGATAAGAACGTGAGGCATAGTCATCAAATATTAGATAGAACCACACAGGACTGGAATAATCCGCCTGTCGTGGATGAGAAAACAGGTAGACGCGCACATGCTGGCAATGATTATGGTTGTCGTTGCCAAGCCGTGCCAATTGTACGGTGGTAACCATGAAAATCAATTTAGGTTGTGGACGAAAACAATTGGCCGGATATTTCAATGTTGATTGCCAGAATATTGAAGGCGTTGACTTAGTTTGTGACTGTAATTTGCCAATCCCTCTTGATGATAATATAGCCGATGAAATCAATGCCGATGATTTCCTAGAGCATATCAATAACGACAAGCGCATCCATATCATGTCGGAGATTTGGCGCATCTTGAAGCCTAATGGTGTCCTTCGATCATATACGCCATCGTCTGACGGTCGAGGAGCTTTCCAAGATCCAACACATTATTCATTTTGGAATGAAAATAGCTTCTACTACTATACCTGTGACGAACATCGTAAATTATATTCAATCGTTCCTAAGTTTGATATCATTGAACTGAATACACGAACGACACAAGAATTTAAAAAGATAAGTCATGTCATTGCCATTTTAAGGGCAGTAAAACCGTATAAGGTAGGCTAAAAATGGGCGAATTATTAGCAATTGGCAAAGTGATCAAGATGCCTTGCATGCGATCAGGACTTTGTAAATACCCAACTGAAACCATTCTCGTAGGCAAGGAAGCTCTTGAGAAACTGGCGATAACCTCCCATGGGATTCCGGTCGTCGTCGAGCATCCTGACGAAAAAATAACCGATCAAAACATTTCATCTTTGCCCGTGGTCGGTCGCGTTGCAGATATGCACTACGACACCGAGCAAGAGATTTGGCTCGCTCATTTCGTGGTCGATGATCTCAATGCCGTTGAATTATTGAAAAGCGGCTATGGCGTTTCGACTGCTTGGTATGGTGATGAATACGCTTCGGGTGGTACGTTCAATAATGTTAGCTATGATCGTGAGCTGCTTGCCGGACGATACGAACACCTAGCCATTGTCAAGAATCCACGCTACGAGATGGCGGTCAATCCTCTTTTTCTTAATAGCAAAGCTTTACAAGATGATATGTCTGGGGATAGAATTATAGACGATACAATTAAAAACGAAAAGCGAGGCATACCAATGATCGGCAAAATATTTAAATTCTTGACTACTAAAGAAGAAATTAAAACCAATGAGGGCGAAGAGCTTGTCATTGAAATCGAAGGCGTTGAAATGTCTTTGAAGGATCTTGCCGCGGAATTGAAAGACATGGAAGGCAAGGCAGCCGCGTCAAAAAGGATCAAGCTTGATGGTGAGACCGAGATTGAATACGATGGCAAGAAAACCAAAGTGAACGAGCTTGTGAAGCGCTACCAAGATGCCAAAAAAGCCTCTTTGCCTAAAGATGAGAAAAAAGAAGAAGTCAAAGAAGAGCCGAAAAAAGACGAAGTAAAAGACGAGAAAAAAGAATCGGAAGTTGATCCCAAAGAAGAGAAAAAAGAGATTGAAGACAAAGACGAAGAGAAGAAAACCAATAGTAGGTTTGAGGATCTTCAGGCAGCACACTTAAATTCGGTCCCAGAAATTCAGACCGACTTTATCAGCACACATGAAAAAGTTTTAATGGGACAATCTCGGTACGGTTCCAAGAAATAAATTTTAGGACTTAACCCATTTTAGGAGTGATCAAATGGCTTTAAATAGCAATCAATTTGCAATGACCACAACCGAAGGTACTTTGGTTTCTGGTGAAAGCATGACAGTAGAGTATTATAGTGCTTCCGCTTCGGCAGTAGTAACTCCTGGCGAAATGGTTTGCATCGGTGCGACCGTAGCTCCAAACGTAACGAAAGTTATTCACGGCACTGGCCTTACCAGCGCTTATTTCGGGGTAGTATTAACCAACCCATTGAAGGCATCCTATGCAGTAGGTGAGAAACTTGAGATTGCCCTAATGGGTTCAATCGTCATGGCTAAAGCATCGGCTCCAATCACCGCTGGCGCTTCCTTGCAGTATGCTTATGACACCTTCAAATTCGCAACACAGACCGCAAGCAATACCATCGTCGGTGTAGCTCTTGAAAATGCCGCAGCTGATGCCTCATTGTTCAGAGCGTTTATTTTCCCAAAAGCAATCAGTGGAGCAACCGGAGCAACCGGAGCAACCGGCGCAACCGGAGCAACCGGAGCAACCGGTGCAACTGGTGCAACCGGACCTACCGGAGTTTAAGCGAAGATCGGATGGGGCCTTCGCCCCTTTTATTAGGGATGATTTAACGATTTAAAAAAAAGGTGAGATATGAAAAACCCATATAGTTTCTTCGATAAAGGTACCATGGAGTTGAACAAAAACTCCCTAGGTTATTCCCAGCTAATTACAACTTTGACGGCAGTAGGCCGAAAAGTTTCTGAGCAGAAATTCTATGAATTGGCCGTAGCCGACTATTGTCCGATCGTGATTGGCAACGGAGCGTTTCAGAGAGCTATCATAAACTGGAGAACATACGTCAAAGGTGAAGGCTTTAAAACTGGTGTTATCTCCAACGCAAGTAACAAGAGCCAAATGCCTTTGGTCGATGCCGCATATGACCAAATCCAACAAACAATTTACAACTGGGCAAAAGGGCTCGTATACAACATTTTCGAGCTGGAAGAAGCGATGATGGCGAACACTTTGTTCAGCCTAATCGAGGCCAGAGAGATAAGTAGAAGGAAGGAGTGGGACCTCGGCATACAAGAGGTCGTGATGCTAGGTTATGGCGCATCCTACGGCTTGCTCAACCAATCAACCGTGACCGTTGACAGCTCCACAATCTCCAAAAAAATATCCTCCATGTCGGCAGCGGAATTTAATACTTTCGCAGGTCTGGTTTATGAGGCTTATCGGTCCAATAGCGCAAGGACGGCCAAACCGACGCACTTCATATTACCAGAAAGCGATTACAATGGGCTCGTCACGTATCCCGACGCGACCTATCCCTTGCACACAAAGCTATTTTTGCTTGAGCAAGCGTTCAGGACAATCACGGGCAACGCAGCGTTCAAAATTCTTCCAAACGCATATTGCGATAAAGCGAATTTCGATACAACAAACAACCGTTATGTTCTCCTGAACTACGATGAATCTAGTGTTAAGTGCGATCTTCCTATCGATTATACTATGACGCAAGCTGGCACGACCAACGGCTTCTCATGGGAGAACGTAGGTTATGGCTCCTTCACCGGAGTTGTGGCACAGCGTGAAAAAGAAATGCTTTATTTCGGTAACACCGCTGCTTAATTAGCAGCGCTTCACTTCTTTCTAAGGAATTTTTAAAGTGGCAAAAAAAGAGCCTAAAGAACTTTTATCCGAGGTTGAGACTTTCAGAATTTTATCTCAACGCTCGGGTGATATCATTTGTCCCGATGCAACCGTAGTCAAGTATATGGTCGTTTGTCGCGTGACGGCTGAGACCTATACTTGGCTGGTTGCCTCTTTCAAAGACTTCATAACAAAGATTGATTGATATGACGTTATTGCTGACCGACATTGACGTGGACGATTTCAAGGATCTTTTTTTCCGTGATTTCGACTATGCGATTCGAAGCGGTCAAACTACGTCAATCTATGAATGCCAGCTCGAATACATCATGGACGCTGACATTACGAGAGCCTTCTCCGAAGCTACGATGAATTTTAACCCATCTATTTGGCCGTCTGACGAGGCTCTAAAGATCGCCTATTTGTACCTGAC